TTCGAGTGGCAGTGTCTGGGTCTGCGCGAAGGAATGCGAGGAGAATGTCGCTGTGTGTCGTTCGTGAGGTTCAGCATTGTATTTCCTTGCTTTTTAACACCAAATCATCCGTTTCCAAGAATTTGGTGCCCTAAGGAAGACTCGAACTTCCAACCTACTGATTACAAATCAGTTGCTCTACCAATTGAGCTATTAGGGCATGGTGGGCACCGCAGGAATCGAACCTGCCACCCCGTGGATGTCGACCACGTGTTCTACCAATGAACTAGGTGCCCGAAACTCTTCTCTTTCGAGTCTTCTTTAGTAGCTTTATTTCGCAGACTCCGAATCTCTCAGCATGCTTCGAATTACAGTTAAATTGTAAGGTGAGAAGTAATGATCTTGAGATTGGAGTGTATGCAGTAATTCCGCAGATTGAACAGATTGCAGTTCTTTTCATAAAAACGACGACGCTCTGGTTAGATTTAAGTATATAGGAGAGAGAGACGCGAGGATTGCAAAGGCACTCGGTTGAGAAGAATGAGTGCCTTTGGATTTAGAATAGACTTGCGACTTTGGAAGTTTTTGGGTATTCATAGAATTTATGATTATCAATCTGAACGATGAATCTTAAACGATTCGCCCATTCAGGTGTCACATAGACAGCATGGTAATGTGTTGCTCCATCCACTAGATCATCGTACTTACCAGTCAGAGCAGATTTTGCTGCTTTCACTGAATCGATCCAGTTTTCATCATACTTAATCCGTTCTTTATATCCATCACACCACCAAGAGAATTGGCAACGATGACGGATTGGATTGTATAAACGTTGGTCGGCTGTAAGATTGGGATCTTGTCTTGTTTTCCAAGATTCTCTTACTGGACCCTGCTTTACAACCTCGCAGATTGTACTCGGATATCTTGGGTCTTTGACACGATTTAGAGTGACAACTCCAACAGCGATCTTTCCTCGCATTGATTCACCTTTACTCTCAAAGTAAATGTTCTCAACTAAGCAAATAAACTCAGGTGACTCTTCGTCTGCTGAAGTAGTGATGCTTGGAATAATTAGAAATGGTAATAGGATTAGGAGGAATATAGCGATACGCAATCGCCTACCCACATCCTTTAAATTCAAACTTTTCATATATTCTTTTCCTTTCGAATTAGATTATATTAGGTTTTATTTTAAATCAAACGATCTCGGTCACGCTTGTATTTCAGCCAACGATCTCTTGCGTTCTGTGCTGCAATCTTACGTTTCTCTGATGGTTTGCTATAAGTGGCTCGATCTCTTATCTCACGGATCAAACCCTCGCGATCAACTTTCTTTTTAAGTCTTCGGATTGCCTTTTCAATATTATCATTCTCAACCAATACTTCACGACCAGTTTCTTTTGGACGCTCGTAATGAGGTGTTGAATAAGTTTTCTTCGGCGAGTCAAATCTATTTCTTCTGTCATTTGACTTGAAGTCTCTTGTGTTTCGAAAGCTTCGATTATATGTCTTCATATTTTTTTCATCAATATAGTTCACGCTCTTAAACTTCTTGGGAAGAAGAATAAGAACAAATCTTATATGTTATTTAGGTATATTATACCTTAAAAATTCTTAAAAGTAAAGCTTTTTAAACCAAAGGTAGTATAAAATAAGCTATATAAATCAATGGTTTAGAATAGTTCACTCTCATTATAGAATAGGGTTTAAACCTATTTTAACGTGTTTTGAGAGTGGTTTAGATGATTTTGCTTATAACGTCAACTATACCAATAATCGCACGTATTTTATGCTCTTCTTCTGTTCTTGTTTCGTTCCAATCAAGGAATAACGATTTAGGCATACCTCTTAATATTGCAACAGTCATTCGAACTCTCGCTTCATCGGTATCTTGTCCGAGTACATAATTCTTATCGATTAAAGCATAGTCATTTAAACACTCAGCGATTGCTCCCATTACCATATCTCGACTATACACGAAATCTCTATCAAACATCGTTTGACTTATATCATGCATTAGATCTTTTGAATTATTTACAGTTGCAACTGTAAGAGCAACAGTGTTTAAAAGTGATTGATCTTCAAACTGTTCAAATTTAAGAAGTTGAAGTTTAAAGTATTCAGCAAATGCTGGTGTTCCTTCAGCATAATTCATATACCAATCAGGTATTTTATCCTCTGATTGAAAATATGCAGTTTTTTCTGCAGATTGTTTATCGTTCATATCAATAGTCCTTGTGTTCTTTGTTCTTTTATATTTGTAAAGCAAACCTCTAATCGCTTTTCTAATTCTTCAAAGTATATATCATCAGCAATTAGTGGTATAATTGTCTTAATTGTATTCTCGTTCGTTGTTGCTGACATTCCTGCTTTAACAATTTCAGCTAACGAGATTGGTATTGGATTTGGTTCTGGTACAAAAGACTTCCATACTCCATTCCCAATTACGTTTCTCACGAGTCCTTTACTGATTAAACGATCACCTATATCGTTTAAATTCTTTTCGATTACTTTCGAGTATGCCATTCGTTCTTTGATTAACTCTATACAACGATTCGCTACTCGCACACCATACATATTCGGTTGCCAAGTATGCCCCCAATTAAATGTAGTCTTTACTTGTTTCAATACTTTATCATTAATTAAACAAGCTGATAATGGTATTAGTCCATTCGTAAGTGCTTTACCAATTGTCACTATGTCAGGTTTAATATTATAAGCTGTATGAGTAAAGAGTGTTCCTATCTTACCACCATAACCTGCAATATCATCTACGATTAAATTTGCACCATATAACGTAGCAGTTGCACGTAGTAGTTGATAGAAGTTATGACTCCATGGAGCAATTGTTTTATTCCATGGATAACTCTCAATTAAAATAGCACCAATATCATTACGACTCTTAAATGTTTCGATTATTTGTTCGAGTACATTTGTTTCGTTCGCAATACTATCTTCTGTTGTGTACCAAGTTCTTCCACGTATCGGTACAAAACGACTCTGTCTTTTCTCTACGATATCATTATTTGCACTTCGACAAACAACTGTAGTTCCATGATAACAAGGTGGTATTGAAATTATATATCTTCGATTCGGTTCACCTTTATTAGTCCAATATAAATCATTAATATAAAAAGCACACTCATTACCATCTGAACCAGATACAGCATAGGCGATGCCATCCATACCAGCTTCTTTTGTTAGTGTTTCACTTAAACGATCAACAGGCTCTGCGGACTCACCACTATTACCACGAAGAAAATCAATCTCATTCGTTGGTAATAGACTCTTTAATTCTTTATGATTATAACCTAATGTAAACGAACAATTACCAGACTGTACTTCTAAGTTAGTACGATTCTCGTAATGTACCCAATATCCATCAGTCTTAATAACTCTCTTAAGATTTTCTGCTGGACTTATTTCTTTTAGTTCGTACATGTTTCATATCACTTCCACTTAAAAAAGGAGATTTAAATGTTTTATTTTGTTTTCTTTTCAATTGCGAGGTCATCTACTTCTTTTATCCATTGGTTAAAATCATTCTCTACTGTGACATTAGAAAATCCCTTATACTTAATTACAAATACTTTTTGACCCCATGCATTTTCACCAAATGCTTTATACTCTTTTGCGACGAATCCTTTATTCGACTGCCAATTCATTTTCTTTTCTATATTGTTCTCTATAAAATCTAAACATCTCAAGATGACTATTTGGATTCTCAGTGAATATTTGTGTTTCACCACCATCTACTAAAAACAATAATACAGTTTGTTGTATAGGTTGTCCTTTTAATTCTTTAAACATATGTGCGTATGCTGATGCTTGCATAAAGTAGTTTTGAATCCATTTCTTTTCTTTTGGTCTTGATGCTGTTTTAAAATCAATTAAAGAAACTTTATTCTTAAATGTAGCTATACAATCAACTGTACCAGCACATTGTAATTCATGAGAATATAAAGGTGTTTCAAGTGCCATTATATTATCAATTTCATTTAACACTGGCATAAAGTTAGTAAAATCTTGAGACAAAGTTGATTCTACCAAATCTTCTGTATTATATTCGAATCCATCATTAAGTAAATACTTTTCAGACCATTTATGAATTAAAGTACCACGTGATGATGCTTGTCTTGATATACGATTTGCTTCAGTATTTCCTACTCTGGTTCTCCATTCAACAATACTTGATCTATTTTGTAATGATGTGATGCTTGTCACTGAAGGATATAAATTTCCTGTAGGTGTTTTATAAACTCTACTCCCAGCAGAATCTATTCTTTCTAACTTAGGAAACTCAATTGAAAGATGAGTGAACCTTTTGCTAGGCTGAATATATTTCAAGGATTCTTGTGTATTCAAAAGTTCTTTCTGCAAGTCCATGTGTTCCTCCATTTATTTTCTTTGTCATCATTAGTAAATCTCCAGCATCAGCTGTGTCATTTAAATTATTTTTATTCCAAAACCAAAGAGCAGATCTTACAGCACCAACATATGTAATTAAATAATCAGGAACTTCTTCTATATTCATTTGTTCACTATTCGCAAATGCTTGATAGTTATTCTTACCTGTTAATTGTATAAGTCCTCTTCCACAATATCTCCAACCATCACCTGATGCTTCATCACCATTTCCCATACGATTCGCATAAACTCTATTTGCGATTGCTTCTGGCTTACGAGCATACTCCATTACATTACTCTCATTAAAGTATTTTGGGAATGTTTTTAATAAACCTTTATCAGAATAATTTAAATTTTCTGTTAAAAATTTATATTTACCAGACTCGTGTGATGTTTGTGCTAAGAAACCAGCAATACGACTCGGATTCTCAATCATATCTTCTGGTAATGAATCGAGTAAGGCATTATGCCAATTGGTTAATGTATTTGCATCTGTTAAATATAATGCTTTTCCTAATCTTTCTTCTGTAAATATACTCATTTTTTATCCTTACATGTCCGTTGTTTTATTTAAACGACTTCCAGGAGTACGTTTGTGTATTCTATTTAATACCTCTTTAAAACCTTTTTTAGCATTTGTAGCTTTTCCAGTCACACCTCCAACATTCCATGGTGCAGCAATTCCAGGAAATGTATTAAATATTTGTTGAACATCTGGATTTGATTTTAAATATGATTCAAGTTCATCCATTTTCATTGTTAATGAAAATTCTTTTTTAGTTTTTTTATTTTCAAATGTATAATTAGGCATATAATTTCTTTGTTGATAATCCTGTTGAGTACCATTCAGGTATTGGTCGATTAGTCCATTTAGCAAAATAATTCTTTGCCACTATATAATAATTATAATAAGAGTAAAGACTATTATTCGGTACAATACATAATGGAAAATGACTCATTGCTGGTGGTGGATCTTTGAATGGAATATTAGGTATGTTGATTGGGTTTAATTTTAATACATCTTTTAATTTAGTATAAGTGCTGTGTATCTTACCATAACGATGAGTATATTCATCTGATAAATCTTTCCATAATTCTTTTAAATATTCATAATGTGTTATACTCTGACGCACCCATATAGCTGATGGGTGGTTCTTCATAGTAGATTTATACAATGTAGATTCCATTAATGGAGTTGGATGAACCCAAGTAGTGTATTTGCGTTTTGATTTAGTAAGGACGTTGTTTGATGTTCCGTCAAGAACTCGGTGCGCAGTTGACAATAACTGCGCATACTCTATAATCATTTTGACTACATGCTTATCGCAGTGCATTGTCGCACAAATTTTAGGATTTTTATCTAAGTAAAAGATATTCATAGTATAAAATAATAATTATTTTTTATTTTTTTCAATTTTAAACATATAATAAATGGACACTCCTAACATAATAACAGATAAAATAAGTACTATTACTTCATA